CTCACCGGATTTTGGTTCAGGTATTAAGAGCATGTGTTGAGTTCGCTCATCAAACTTAAAGTATCTTTTCGTTGAGAGCATTTTCTCTCGTGTTTCCAACCATTGCTTTAATATGTACCAACTAATTAAATCAAAACCATAATTACCCATTGCGTAACTAAAATACGTTTGTTGCGCTAAAGTTTGCTCAATTGTAAATAATGTATTTAAACTACTACTTGTTGACTCATCATAACTAAAAGCATCTATTACTTTTCTACTTTGTCTGGTAAGACTATCCCACCGGCCTATAATAGGACTAGTTGCTGTAAGCTGTTCAACTGTAGTAGTATCACTTAATGTGTTATTACGAGTTGCATTAATCGACCCAGCTTGTGTAACATTACTATCCAAGAATACACCAACTGATACACTATTTGTATATGTGCACAAAGGATCAGAATAAGAATTAGCTTCAGATGAACTACCGGGGACTGCGCTCACATCAAACATAGCAGTTGTAGTTGTAAATACATCACCGTATTGAGTTAGACTTACATCTACACCAGACGTAGCTAAATTACTAGACGATACACATACGACGAGAGATTTAGCCACATGAGCATTACCGTCACCTAGAACCATTGTAAATGTATACTCAGACGGATCAATAAGTATATCATCTGCATCAAATTCAAATAAAGATATAAATCCAGTATCACTACTAGTAAAATCTTTTGCAGTAACTGAAGGTAGTAGAGTAGATTGGGCGACTGTAACTTCTACCTCAGTAGTATATGTGGCTGTTAACTCTGGAGTTAAAGTGAATAGCTCCGATATGTTTAAACCTTTACCACGAGTATACTTATCACTATCAAATACTAGATGCTCCTCTGTGTATCCAGCATACTTGCTAAACATTTCTGTCGCTATAGCAATATTAGTATATATCTGATTACCGTGAAGCTCTAAATTGACAATTGGGTAACCTAAAGCATAAGAAATTCTATCTCCTAGCCGTGAATATCCATTTACTGAATTAGCTAAATATGTAGAATATAAATGACTTCCTGCGCTTAAATAAGTATCTGACCATGTATCTGTCGCCACATAATTATTTATGCCGGCAACGCTGAAGTTTCTCCGCCAGGAGTCGGTACAGGTGAAGGTGGAGGTGTTTCTCCTCCAGCATCACCACCGGGGGCTCCTGTTGGGCCCATGTCTGGTGGCATCTCTTCTCCACCCGGGCCTGCGGGAAGGCCACCACCTGCAGGAGGTGCTCCACCACCGCCTGCAGCCCACTCAGTCCCACCACCTCGAATTTGTTCTAACTCATGTTGTAATGCTGCATCTTTACGCAACCAAGCTCTATTAGCCTTGACCATCTCATCTGTCCAACCTAACCATTCCTTTTGACCATACCCCTGAGATATAGATTCGTTACCAGTAATGTTAGTAAAGTTGTTAAGTTTGAGATCCATTATTTGCTGACGACGTAATTCGAAATAATTAGCAGGCGGTACAAACATTAAATCAAATCCATTCTCCCGAAGCTCAAACGTCTTCCACATCTTCTTTAGTTTGAGATGAGTGATAAACGTTTCTTTTAAACCAGAAGCAAACTGTGCTTGTAGTCTAACAATAAAATTAGCAAACTTTAATTCTTCTCTTAATACATTTGCATCGGCACTGTATTGTGAATTCTCTGTATCAATTCTATTAGTTGGTACCTTAAGAGCTTTATATAATTTTTTGACAAAATAAACTAAGTCTTGTAACTCGCCTAAGTTTTGACCGCCGGGGAGTTGAACGACCTCTGTCCCAGTACTACCTTCTCTCTTTGGAAACCAATAAGCATCTAATATTGACTGAGGATTAAATGATTGAACTCTTTTGTCTTCATCTAAACTAAACGATTTCTTGCTCCAATAATTTTGCATTAGCTTGCGAATGTAGCTTTCAGCCTTTGGGGGACTCATTGTACCAACGTCAACATTAAAGACTAAGCGCTCTGGTGCTCTTACTAGCCTATAAATAATAATCGAGTCTTCAATTAAGGACAACTGTCTATAAGCACGACGTGCATTTTCAATAAACGGAATTCTAAAGTTTTTATTTTCATTCCAAGTACCAGAGTTAATATAAGTAATCTGATTTCTCTCCATAGGAATAAAATCTTTATCCTGCATAGAATTGTATTGCTCTTCTGCCTCTTTGTGATGTTTAGCTTTTCTAAGCAAATATGCCTTAATGTGCATTTGTTGAAAATTATCATACACAGGATCAATTGCTTGTGTAGGTACAGGTATTACTCCCAATATACCTTCTTTAACATGCTTCTCATGAATAACATTTTCAAAATACAACTCACCATCTACTAACAAATTTCTAACATACTCCCATGCACGCTCTTTAAAGTCAAACAAATTAACAAACTTTTTAAACTCCTCATTGAGTTGTTTAGTAATTAGCGGGTCTTGCTCTGATTCATCTCTCATTTTAAGATTAAGCATGTTGCCATGTTCATCTTCATTTAAGAACTCATCACAAATTTCATCTAATGCATCGGCCACTTCTGCGAACTGAGCCATTGTACGATAATCTCTAACTCGTCGATACTTATCTACATCTAAAGTAGCATACATTAATTCATTGTACGCTTTGTCAGCTAAGAATGATCCGACAGGATGAGCAGACTCAACCGTTTTGGGTGCAATGATAGAGTGATGAGCTAAAAGCTCTTTACGCATTGAACCGGCTTTATAGAAGTCTTCAAACTTTGGATTCTGAGCAGTCACATCATCTATAATAGCTGCTGGTGATCTATAAGGTAAATTATTAGAAATAAATTTCTGTAATCCTCTTCCGAATGTTCCTTTTTCTCCTTTTGGCATCTTAATTTATTGTAATTCCTGTTGTTCCTACATCTGTACTAAAAATTCCATACCCTGCTGAATTAATTGCTATTACATCAACTGTACCGGTTGCTGTTACTGTAGGAAATGTAACAGACATAGTATTATAACTATTTAAGGCATAAGTGCCTGAGGGCGACGTCACAAAAGCTAGCCGATCCCTTTCGGCAGATAGTGGATGGGTTTCAGTTATGACATATCCACTGACTTCTGGATAAGCAGCAGACAGTCCAGACATAGTATCAAAGTTAAACGCACTCACACTAGTTAGCCCTGATGCACTTGTAAATAAAGGATTGTTATCTGTACAGCTTAACATTATATTAGTCACAGAATCAAAATTATATCCATCAAACAATTGCGAGCCTGAAAAGCCGCTAGCTAGAGTAGTGTACATATTACCCGTAAACTCTGGCCGTGCGGATAATTCGTGATGAGCGAAATCGTGACGCGACGACTTGCCGTCGGCACGGGGAAGTTCGCCGGTTAAAAATTCATCATATTTTATAAACTTACTCATAATTAAATGCACGCACCGGGACAAAGTCTTGATCAATAGTAAAGATATTCTTAACGTCGTCGTCTGTATTGCCTTTAAACAACCAGCCCTTAATCGTAAAACTAGTATCAGCTATTACTCGTGCGGGTTGTGTTCCAGATACTTCAATAGGATAATTTAAACTAATATCACCAGACCATAAAACTTCAGACCTAATCTCATAACTACTAGATAGGCCTTGACTAGAAGGCAACTTCCAACTCATTACTATATATGGATTATTATATGGAGCGAAATTACTAATAATCTGATCCATGTCGGTTTGAAACTTTGTCATAATAGACATGTTAATGCCAACGCTTACAGGAAGAGGTGTTGGTAAATGATCTGATGCTAAGGCACCTCCACTAACCGTTGGAGCCTTACTATAATAAAAACCTGAGATCTTATTAAAGACTCTTTCAGGGTCTCTATTAATAGAGCTATAATTTATCGCAACAACAGGAAGCTTTAAGGAGCCTGCCTTATTAACTATGTCATGAATGGCTCTCTCTTTAGGTCCATAGTAAAATCCAACCTTAAGCTGATCAACAACAGATTTGTCTTTATTGTATCTGTTTATAACGATACTATTAAAAGCAGTAATAAACTGCCTTATCATATCTTTTAGCTCAAAACCATAGTATTGGTTTTTCATTGTAAATATTTATTAAACAAACCTATCTGTAAAATACATCGGTAGTAAATTCCGGTACGTTGGAATCAACTTTCTGATACTAGCTGCATCTAAAACATACGTAACACTAGTATCTGTTTCATCTCTAGTACACCGACCACATTGCTGAATAAAGGTAGTAAACATCTTACTAGTGTACCATTTATTATTGTTCTTAGACATTTCTTTAATACGAGCATCTCCTAAATCAGGCCATGGACATTTTAATATAATACAAAACCGGGCTGCGTCTCCTTTTAGATCTACTCCAAAGCTCATTGAAGGACTAGCCAATACAGTCGGTCGATCTGTTTCTAAATGCTCTGTTAATATATCTATATTATCTTTATTACCTTTTATTCTATATAAAATTCTATCATTATCTATCTTGTCCTTTAGCATTTTAGTAATGACATTCGACTGAGTATGTATTAATCCCTTCTCATTCTTATGCTCTTCTAATATTTCCTCCACACACTTAACAATCTTTGGAAAGTTATATTCAAGATTTTTTTTGTTTAAGTGAAAATTGCCAAATAAGATTGGAGACTTTCTTGAGTCGAAGCTAGTTGGAAGATCAATATACTTAAAGTCATTTTCTTGTATACCTAAATTTCTCATGACTGATCTATAATCAACAAACGTTGCAGACATTAATATAATATTGTCTGCATATTTAAATATATATTGCGCTAGTGTGTCAACCTTCTTAGGAATTAATTGTACATATTGCTTGCCGCGGATATACGCTTTATTAATAATATACTCTGACTGGCTCCATGTATCAATAACTAATGACAGGTCTCCTTTAAGATCAGATATAAACTTATACTCCTTTTTGATATGGTCTCCTACTGTGTCAGAATGTTTATCAAGCATCCGAAGTATCTCTACATACCTATCCTCTAGCTTTAATTGAAGCTTACATAAGCTATTAAAAAATCGTTTTTTATCTGCGGAATGTGACAAACTAAAACCATACTTATTAAGACGACCTATTTCAATATTACAACTAAATCGACTTACAATAATATTTTCTAACTCAGATGCCTCATCACATACTATTAATTGTCTATGTTTTAAATGATCTGGTTTATAAAAAAAGCTAGAGTAATTCTCTACGCCAATCTTCGCACTAATAGAATTATTTCTCGCCTCATAATAGTCACATCGATTACAATCCCAACATTCCTTTTTAAGCTTGTTACTAAAGATACAAGGTGCCTGATCAGCAGAGCTTCTATCATCAAGATTACAAATATATGATCCCTTACCTTTAAGTGGCTTTATGTCTTTAAAATCTCTAGTGTACTGATCTTGAAGAGCTTTAGTAGTCGTTAATATTGATGTACCATATCTCTTACCGGCAAAATCGTCTGCATACTCATATACTAATTTACCATTTTCCCAACTAGTATCAAACGCAGTATAATTTTTAACTAGCTTAGTTAAGCGAGATGGTGGTTTGTTTAAACCATTAGCAATAGTTTTAGCTATAAAACTCTTTCCACAACCAGTAGGGCCTTGAACAATTATAAATTTATATTTGCTCAAACTATCAACAATATTAGGTATGGCGTACTGTTGACTACTTGAAGGGTGATATCCCTTAGGAAAATGTTTTATATCCATTCGACTATTATAGCTCTTCTATGCAAAGAAGCAAATCACAATACTTATTCCGATGGTTTGTTATCATTCTATTAACTCGTGGTTTACATAATACATCATCTCTATGAATATATTCAAGTCTATAATCAAAATAAACTATAGTATCTTTCCGATGAACATTAAATGGATATAATAATTCTAATTTTTTACCTGTAGTAAATAAGAGCTTAATATTAAAATCTTTAATATCAAATAATTGAATTTGGCCAGTACCTAACGTTCTTTTTTTAGATGTTATCTTTACAGTACTAAGCAATAAAGATTTTAAAGTATTTTCTACAAGTTCAAAATTCATGTATTCATAAAAGCCATTTTCTCTCCTGCTGACATAGGGGCAATTTTTTCATTTATATATACCCAAAATGTTTCGTCAGCGTCAAGGGTAGTTATTAAGTCTACAGTATCGCAATTAATAGTTCGAAAATCTTGCATTAATATATCCCATGTGATAATTAAATTTTCTTGATTAGGATTATATGCGGGTGTCTGCCGCGGTGGTAGATAATTTAAAACAGTTCGCCCTTCGACCGAATTTAACAATTGAACATTATTAGTACATAACATTCTTCGGGACGCTGGTCGCCCCGGCTTTGGATTGCGTCGTGCGAATTTAACTTCACACACTTTATCCAAAAGCGTAATTTTTAATCTCTTCTTTTCCTT